CAATGTTGCGTTGTACTTGCCGCCCCAAGTGTCCTGCGATGCGCCGACCTCGATCTTCGTAAGACCAAAGGACGTTGTGGTTGTGTCAGCCATGCTTCACCCCATGAGAATTGATGGCAGTATAAACCTTTGCACGCCCCACTGATACCTGACGGCCCTGGCGCATCACTGTGGCCCCCGGTTCTTCAGCCGAAGGCCCGTGCCGCTATAGCGCTGCTCGTCGGACGAGGCGTTGAGGCCATCGAGCGCAGACTGATAAAGCCCTGCCCAGATTGGCGCACGCTGGTCATCTTTGAGGTAAGGCGCAGACTGAACCAGTGCGCCATAGAGATAGAGATCAGGGCTCAAGGTCAGGAGCCAGTTTGTCGGCGCCGCCGTGGTAAGCGCCGGAACGCTGGCCAGATAAACGAGTTCTGCCGAATAGGAGATCGCGGGCGCGGGGAATAGTTCGATCTGACCGCCGGTGATTGCATAGAGCTCCGGGCGACCAGATCCGACAGACGAAGTGCTGCGTTGATCGGCAATGTCTGCCACTGATGCCAAGCGGATCGGCTGATCCCTGCCGTCGATGTTTAGCGAGAGGCTGACGGTGCTGTTCCAATCGACTGGCAGCGCTGTGAAGCGGCTGGCAAAGGGCGCAGTGCTGCGCATCTCCATCCGCCAGTGCTTTAAACGGCGGCTGATGTCAGCCTCTGCCAGCGAGATGAAGGTTGGAACCACTGCCGCGAGATCATCACGGTTCAGCCAATCAGAGACAGCCGTCTTCAGATCTGAATAGGTGGAGATGCTCACCGCTTGCCCCTCTTCATGGAAGCTGGTGCCACCACTGCTATAATGACGATCGTGCGGAGTGCATTTCTAAGCATCATGGGCCTCAAGCGTGAGTGAAGCTGGTATTCAGCATGAATGCGGTCTGGATCGTCGCGCCATTGGTATAGACGGCGCGGTAATAACGGGTCGTGATCGGCACAGAGAGGATCACTGCAGCATTGGCCGCAACTGCCTGGTCTGCGCTCGATCGCCGCCAGGTCGTGGCATCATTGGAGCATTCGATCCTCAAGGTTCCAGCCTGGTCGGCGAATGCCATCACGTTAAATGCGCTGTAGCTTGTCTGTTTAATGCCGACATCGCAGCCGATATCGCGCATGGTGCCAGTAAGCACCGCAGCGCCAGCTAGGGGTGTGACAGTATCATTCCAGAAGACATTGTTCTGGGCAACTCGAGTGGTGGACATATCAGACCCCTTTGATCCTGAATGCGGCGAAGTCGCCGTCTAACAACTTGCGGTTGCAGTATAGCGCAAATTCGTGTGTTCCGATCCCAGCGCCACATTCCTTCGACCATTCCTCGGCCAGGGTGAACGGGATCGAACCGACCTTGCGCCACGCCGCATCGCCGAACATCCGGGGCATAAGCTCTGCCTCGACCCTATTCTGCTCAATCAGAGATTTGACATTCTGCGAGCGCACGATGCGCAGCTTGCCATCATCCTCGATCATCCGCTCATGGATGCCGCTGAACTGATCGAAGGTCTTCATTTACTTAGCCACGCGGGCACTGATGAAAGCTACAACTGGGTCAGCCAAGCCTGCATCAATCATAATCTGGCCATCAGCATCAGAGCACTCAACTACGGCCCCAAGGGCCTGCGGGGCATTGTTGACCCACGGCTCGCGATCACTTGTGATCTTGATTTTCATTCTAGGTCTCCTGTGGAGAGGCCACCCCAGAAGGGATGGACCGTTATTAGATCGCTAGGATCAGAGCGCGCCGTTGATGTCGGCGACGACGCCGTGAGCCTTGGAGCTATCGACCTGCAGGCCGTATTCCACGGCAATCAGGCGGCGCTCGGCGTGGCCGGTTTTAGCCAGCGGGGTCTGCGTGGTGCGCGAGAGGTAAGCGACCTTGGCGTAAGCCGGATCGATTACCAGAACGTCGCGTGCGCGGCTCCAGCGGCTCGGTACAATCGTCAACTGCCCAAAATCGCTGACATAAATATCAATCGCCGCCGACAAGGTCTTTGTCGCAGTCATGTCTTGATATTTGGTGGCCGAGCCGGTGAAGGCTGAGCTGATCTTCTGCTTGACCAAGGAACCACACAGAACCAGCGAAGGCTCAGCGCCGTTATTCCAGCATGATGCGATCACCGTCTTCAACATGTCCTCGGTGAGGGCACGAAGAGTGCCATCAGTGCCGATCGCATTGACGTAGCCAGTGGTTGTGCCAGATAGCGTCGGGTTAGTGCCAGAAACGCCTCGAGACACGTTGTCCTTCAAGAAGGCAGGCAAACCGGCAGTCGCGCGGGCAGTGCCTGCAGCGCCAGCATTGGCGGCCACGTTGTCGAGCAACATGGTTTCCATGTCGCGCTTCAGCTCTTTGAGCTTATACGCAATCTGCTTTGCCAAGGTTTGAGCATCGCCTGCGCCATTGACGGCGTCAGCTGTCGAGGACACTTCGACCACCTTGTCAGACAACTGCGTGTAGTTGCCCATGCGGTTCGTGTTGGTGGCTGCATCGTTGCCGGGGGCTGCTTCGCCTTCCAGAACGCGGTTGGAGCTGTCCGGGCTTGCCAGATCAACGGTGGCCCACTCAAAGTAGGTGTTGACCGCCGTCTTGGAGCCAACAGCCGAAAGGAAGGGGCTGTCGGTGGGCGAGATCGAGATCAGCGCGTCCTGAAGATCCTCGCGGATCGTCTTGACGTCGTAGGTTTTGTTCGTATTGGCGTTTACGGCCATGGTCTATCCTAACAGGAATTTCGCAACGTCATCGACGCTGCCGGTTGACTTCATCCGCGCGCGGTTCTTTTGGTCAGAAGTCCTGCTGCTGTCAGTTTCAGTCCGCTTTGCACCGGGCCGCACCATCGGGCGGTTTACCTGTGCCACCTTCTCCTGCATGGATGCCTTGCCAGCCATAAGCTGGCGGTAGCGCATCGCGTCATGCAGCACCTGGACATGCCTGGCGTCCGATACCTGGTTCAGCTCGTCGGCTGAAAAGCCGTAGACCTGATTGCCTGTCTCGATCAGCTTTGCCTTGAGATCGCCTGCCTTCTTGGCGTCGGCGAAGTCAGGAATGCGCTGCGTCAGCAGCTGCGCCTGCTCGGACAAGTAAATGCCGTGCGCTTGCGCTTGCTGCTCTGACTGATGATACTGCAAATAGGCTTGGTGCTGGGCCAAGGCTTGGCTCTGCTCCATGTTGTCCCGGTAAGCGGCATCTTCTTCGAGGTATCGGATGGGGTCCGTCTTGAGGAGCTCTCGCGACGGGGGTTTTGCGGAAACATTCGCAGCAAATTGCTGCTGAACGACAGCAAGAGACTGAGCCAATTGGGCGCGCTCTTGTGTTAGTGCATGGTAAGTGGCTTCATTTTCCTTGCGGATCTCAGCCGTCTCTTGCATGCGCTTTTGGATGTAGCCTTGGCCTGCGAATGACCGCTTAAGGTCGTCGAGGGTAACCTCCTGCTCCTGACCGTCTACTTTGACGCGGTGCTTGGTTTGTGGTGCCTCTTCGCCGTCAGTCTCGTCGCCATTAGTTTCATCCGTATCAGCGGCTTCTTCACCGCTGTCGTCACCATCAGAAGCGTCATCTTCAGGTGCAGCATCGTCGGCTTGCGTTTCCGCGTCAGCCTCTGCCGCATCGTCCTTGGCGTTCTTTCGGCCATCATCTTCGTTAATGAAGAGTGAATTCGCGACGCTGTCGATATCGCCAGCGCTCAGATCTTGGTCAGGGGTCGTCATTGCGGTGCCACCTTGGTTTGACGCCGATCGAAGACCATGCCGTCATCGATGAAAGATGAAAGCCGAGCCTCAAGGGCATCGAGCGACCACATGATGTGGCGCGCTTCAGTTACTGCTTCGACGGGCCCGTGGCCGACGAAGACCTTCACCTGATCCTCTCGCAGCCCATCAATGGCGTCCCGGAACACCGGGTCAGCCAGAAGGTTGCGGGCCTGTGCGGCCTTGTTCCTGATATCCATCACATGCCACCCTGCGGGTTAGGCTGGCCCTGTGGGGGCTGCATCATGCCAGGCGGCATACGAGGGGCTGCCTGCTCGGCCTTGATGCGTGCGGTGTCTACCGTCGCGCCATAGCGGGCCACGATCTCTGCGGCCTGCAAGGCGAGATCCTGGGCCATCTTGTCGCGCTCGCGGTCATCGAGCTGCTGGGCCTTCATGGCCTCAAGCTGCACCTTTTGCAGCTCAGCCTGGCCGCGTGCCATAGCCTTCATCTGCTCGGCCTGTAGGTAGGCCGCAGATTGCGGGTCTTGTGGCGGGGGCTGGCCTGCAGCGGCCTGCTGCTGCTGTTGAGCGAGCTGCTGCTCCATTTGGGCATTCATCGGCTTGTAGTAGCGCTCGGAGGTGCGGATACCGGCATTGAAGAGGATGTCAGACAGCGTGTTGCGCAGCTCTGTCAGGCCAACCAGCGGGTTGCTGGGGCCATAGGTCTGCAGGATCTGCGTCTGGGTCTGCAGCGTGGCAATCAGCGCCTGCTGCTTCTCTTCTTCGCGCCCGGTGCCCAGGCCGATGTTAATCGACACATCCATCTCGGCGTTCCAAACGCGGGGATCGATCGGCACGAAGGTGTTAGTCAGGCGGGCCATCTCAGGCGCGCGGGCGTGCTTAATGGTCAGCCGCAACATCAGCCGGAACAGGCTGCGCATGCCGCCCTCGGCCAGATTGCGGGCCATCGTCTCGACCTGCCCTGCGGCTGCTTGGATTGTGGCAGTGACGGCAGCCTTGGTGGTGCTTTGGAGGGCGTCAGGGTCAAGGCCTTGAGATGCGCGCGTCACGCCTGTTTTCTCTTCGACGAGCATGTCGATGTATTGAAGTGCGGGCAGGGTCTGCCCTGCCACAAAGGGCACCGATAAATCCTGAATTTGGCCAACTTGGCGCATGCGGACAATGCCGCCGATCTCGTTATTCATCAGGTCCGAGACGTTCACCTGGCCCTCGACATAACCAATGCGCGGGCTGTTGGTCATCGTGACGTTGTCGAGGATGCCGCGCAGGGTCGCGGTGGCCGCGTCCTGCTCGTTCTTGATCAGGTCATAGATCGACCGGCCAAAGAAGGCGTGCGGCTCCGGGTCAATCTCGAAAATGGCGAAAGGGCTCTCGTCGCAGGGGCCATAGTCGAGAAGCTCGTAACCGACACCGCCAAGCAGAAAGCGGTGCAGGACGGGCACGCCGGTGCCGTCCACATCGACCCGCATGTAGGCCTCGGTCAGCGTCACCTTCTTCATTGAAGGGTCGGCGGGGCTCTCGTCATTTGTGACGGTGGTCTTGCGCGGCAAGCGCGCCATGCGCTCTTGCTCGCTCAGATCGTTGCCGCCATCGTCGAAGCTGCCAAGGTCGGCCACATCGTCGAAGGCAAAGCCCATCTCAACCAAGTCGCCGACGCGCAGCTCAACACGCTGGCCGTGGATGTATGCCGTATGGACATCGCGGGCGCGGCTATCGACGAAGAACTCTTCAGGCGGCACGCTGTCCACCATGATCTGGCCATGCGTCTCTGTGCGGCTGATCTTGATATCATGCGCTGCAGCCATCGCTGGCTGGCCGTCAGGGCCAATCACCTGGTCCTGTGATTGCGAGTGCTCGATCACCTCGACGCCAGGCTCGTTGACGACAAGCATCAGCTCTTCGTCGGTCAGGTCGGTGAACGTGAAGATCTCAGCCTTGGACTTGTCTTCCCACCAGGCCTTGACGATGCCGGTCTTCTTGCGAAGGGCGTCGTCAAAGGCATCATTGAGAATGCGAAAACCACCAGCCTGCTCGAACTTCTTCTGAACATAGACCGTGGCCTGGGAAGCGCCCGCTACATCTTCGGGGCCGATCGGGATGAACTCGACGGGCTTTTCATGCGACAGAAAGATCCGCATGAGGCTCGGCTTGATCGCCCGGATGGTGTCGCGGATCTTGGTGGCGACGACCTTGGAGCGGCCCTCTTCCTCGCCAATATCCACGCCGCCATCGAAGTAGAGCTGCGCTTTAATGCGTTCGGGGGCGAGGTCGCTTTCAATGAAGCTGATAGCATCGCCAATGGCGCTGGAAACCAGCGCCTGCAGCTCATCCTTGGTCTTTGCTTTTAGCTTCGCCAAGTGATGCCCCCATGCGATCTAGGGGCAATATACAACTTTTACGGGTTGTCTACAACCAGAGCGGATGCTTTCACTCCGTGGCGGTATAATCCTTGCGCTCCCAGGCCTGGCAGGCGCGCAGGTTGTGGCAGATGAAATCGAACTTGTGGCAGAAGCCGCGCCCGCCGCCGTCAGCATCGAATGCGTTGAAGGGGATGGCCTCCATGGCGCGTATCATCTCCGGCGTGTTCTCGAAATAGTCGCAGTTGGCGCAGAGCTGGCGGCGCGCTTCGCCGTCAGAGATGCCCCAGATCTCGGCAAGACGGGCCCAGTATTCTGGGTTCGCGCCTGGCTTCGGCGAGGCCTTCTCCGGGCC